TAAAATGGGCCCACAGGTTAATCTTAAAGAAATGTCGGCAAAACGCAGTAAGCGTCGTTCAATTACCCTGGTTAGAAAAATTTAATTATTAATCAAATTCATATGTACAGTAACTAGAGTAGCATATGAAACTGAGTGGCTCATCTTGAATGCATAAGATCCATCTTTACTAGGAGCCCAAACTGTTTTTGCAACTTCTGCCCAGGGAAGTCCAATCAAATGTCTTTTTGCTGGGCGTATAAGAGCTAAAAACATGGCTAGTCTAGGTATACTATTAACAGCTTCTGGCATTTTGATTAAACTGTCATAGTGATTTCCTATATGCATCAACTGCTGGCAAAAGTCCCGTTCATATAAACGATGCCAAGGCGGTGCAGTATTCATTAACTCTACTAGATGACTTTCGTTTTTCACCAACTGGTACACGTTTACATTTAAGAAATCGAGCTTTATATACCCACGCTGCTCTGCTATTTTATAATCTAAACTGGATCTACCAGTAATGGGATCCAAAGGAGTACTGGTAACATAAACTCCGGTATTATGCGCAGTTAATTCATTTTTTTGATCAACTATAGATGCAGGGATATGTTTAATAGTTTTTAGTAACATAGATCTATCAGCAAGATCTATATCAATATCACTAGTAAATTTTACAGACCTGCTTGTTTCAAAATTTTTCTCGCCCACTGTGTATCTTCCTGATTTTGTGTAAATGTTTTTTGCCAGTGATCGGGATCTAACCATTCAATCACTGTAGATACTTGATTTTCATCTAATCCTGAAAGAAACTCTGCACCTGAGCTACTGTTATATATTGCCCAGGTGCTTATGTATCCAGTAGATATATGATGCAAAATACGATTAGCATTGCCGTATCTAAAGTAATCTACATAGCCATTCTTTAATTCAGGATGTTCCTCAGCATACTTACACATGGTGGCTAGGCTGCGCTCTAAAGCATCCTGAACGTTTTCTGTTTTTAAATACACTTTTAACCATGTATCATATAAACGATCTGAGCACCAATAGTCTAGTTTTTTATTGTTTTTCAACAACCACCGTGTAAACTCAATATAATTAATGCAACGTATATCTTGACAATATCTACCATACTTGACAAATGCTAGATAATAAGGACTCTGGCTAAATTCCTGATAAGTTTTCTTTTTGGCGACCACTTGTGTAGTTTCATAAAAAATCCTATAGGCTTGTAATCCCCACTGTACTGCTGGTTCCTTTTCCTGTGCGGCACGTCGTTTTTGTTCACAAGTATGTGCAACCAGTGTGGTTTCTTTAACGAAAGACTTATCACAATACTTACAAACGTATTCAGGTTTGCTAGTATTAGCATTCATATTTTGTTTCCAAATTGTCAAAATGTCATTAATCACAGTTCAGAATTTATTTTTTTATCATCCCACCCCAAGTTTAGGGCCCAGATGCGTAATTCTTCAATAGTATTAAGCTTGGCCATGAGTTCAACTTCTTCAGTTGATAGCTGAGGTTTCTGCGTTAAGATGAATTTGACTTTTTTATCAAACTCTGTGTTTGATACGTTACGGCTTGCCTTTAACCAATAATGTCTGCGTTTACCCATGCCAGGGCTGACTGTAGTACACAACAGCCACTGTAACTTTGGATGTTTACCAAGATCAAAAAAGTTTTTGTTTACACGTTCATTAGTGGCTCTAAGATACCATTCCTGAAAATCTGCGCTGCCCTCAACATTTGCACCCCATTTGAAAATTAAATAAGTGCTAAACTTTTTACGTTCTTCATCACTTAGACTATCGTAGAACAGACGATTTTTTTCGTCTAGTGCTTGCATTTCAACATTAATATCTAGTTTATTACTCATGTTTACCAGGCCTTGCTAAAATCCACAATTTCACTTGCTCTACTTAATTCCTTAACGAAATAAACACACATTGGACCAGATGTTTCAGACTCTAATGGTACTGCTAGCATTTGTCCCGATTTAAGCTTGGGGAAATACCATTTCACATCTTGGTAGATATCTACTATTTCAATTGGATGGAATTCAGGTCTAAAACTGGTCAACGGATTAAAACAAAAAGCACTGAACCCACGATCATTTATACTAGTAAGTGGCACTACTTCCAAATCTCCTAGATCACTTTCACCAATTAACAATTGCCAATCTACTGGCATTTTTACAGTCCATTTGCCTATACGTAAGACTAGAGCAGGACTATTAAAACTCTCTAAGAAAATCAGTGGTATAAAAAAATAATCTGGATTTTTAGGATCACTATTGTCTAATATACAAAACCTGAGATCTTCAACTTCGTCAGGTATTTCATTCATGTCGTAAGCACGATTGTTTTCCAAATTCAAAATTCGCATTAATTTTAACTCCTTGTTGTTATTATATGCTTATCCACGCTGCCAATCAATCTTTTGTATATGGTATGGAAAACTTGCTTGGCTATAAAATTTCTTCCTCTCTGTTAAATGCCGTTTGGAGAATTTACAAGTACTGGTTATATCCCAAATTTCTACATGATCTTTATCTTGAGCCTTTCTAATACCACGACCTATACTTTGAATAACTCTCACAAAACTTTTACCTGGCTCTATTAGCACTAGATTGAAAATTCTAGGTATGTTAATACCCACTGCCGCAACTCCATATGTAGCTACAATTATCTTATCATTAGATGTAGCCACTAGATCATACTCATCTTTTCTATCAGCTAATTTAGTATTGCCATTTATGAATACTGAACCAGGTAGCAACTCTACCAGTTGCTTACCAGCTGCCACACGATCTATTAGAATTAAAGTATTACCAGATTCATTGATTTTACTTATCATTTTAGCTATGGCAACTATTCGGTCATTATTTTCTAATAGATGCTTCAATTCAGTCTGATACGTTTTATATTCTACATTATCCTGTAGCTGCAAAATATTAACATTACATTGTGCTAGCACCCCTCGATCTTGCAGCTCACTGGTGGTCAACTTTCCTACTACTTGACCTAGTGATACATACAATGGCTGAGCATCAAATTTTGTTTTAGGTATCGTACCTGTCAAACCCCAACGTATAGGCACACGAGCAAACACACCCGTAAGCAATGTTTTTAATGAGTCAGCCTTGGCGTTATGACAATTAGAAACTACACATCCTTTGACTATATAATTGTGGTCATTTTGAATATGTAAATTGAACACTTCTCTGTTCGATTTAATTTGTGTTTTTTTAACGAGTTTCATATATTTTTTTAACCTTTTCAGCAGTATTTTTATCAAACCTATCATAATCTATTTTTACATCTTGGGCCTGAAGCCATTCTTTGTCAACAAATAAGACAGAAAAGTTATTCTCATTGGCCCATGCTTTTAATGCTTTAATTTTTGCATTGTATTTTTCACCATTATTCAATTCTTTAGGTTTAATCTCTATTGCCATTTTATTTTTTTGATCTATAAAATCAACTATATAAATTCTTTCAGTATTATTATATTCATATCGTAATCGAAGGATTTCATATTCTGCATCGGGGTTAATATACTTGTAAAGTGCTTCCCAACTAGATCTGTAAACTATTCCATCTAATGATGCAGTCCAATGTGTATTTCTATTGTTAGACTTAGGAGTAAAATCACCATTTAAAATCTTCAATTTCATTGACTCAGACAATTTACGTTTGTGTTCTAAACTTAATTTTTTACCAAACATGGGATTTTTTTCACCAAATTTTGCAAATTTTGCAATACGGGAATCTGTGTCTTTTGTCAATCCTTTTGCCCAACTGACTTGGCATCCAGTTTTATTTTTATTCCATGGAATTCCAGTATTTAAATTTTGCAAAATTTTAGATCTATGGGTTTTTTGACAAGATTTGCCACCTATTGATGCACTTATTTTTTTAATTTCTGACTCATTCATCTTACCAGAAAGAATATTATCTGTGTTTTTTACCCATTCATCATTTTTTATATTCATGACTCTGGCAATAAATTTTTTAGCATCGTTTCCTATGATAGTATTACCCGTGTTTAATATTACAGTTGTTGTATTCATTTCAACAACTCTGGTATGTTGATGATATTCTTCTAATCTTTGATTAACTATGATCATTTTTTTATATGTACGTAAATGCATTCAGTTCTCCTGCTTTAGCAATGCGTATTTATGTCATAATTAACTATTTCATGTTCTTCAGTCAATTCATCTGCGCGACACCATCCTAAATTAGTCAGAAACTTATGATTACCTGTTACTTTAATTGTTTCTCCATT